ACACAGGACGCGTGGTGTCATTAGGGTTGCCATTGTACTTACCTGTGTAAGGAACACCAGCTCTAGCTCTGAGGAGCGAGTTGGTGGTCAAAGGGCTACCCGCAACAACACCAGCGCTAACTGAGGCACTGGGTACCGGTGGTACCGGAGCCACTGACGGGGGCTCACCATCCGCCTCTTCAGACTGAGGGAAAAATGACAACTTATTGACTTCAGAGAGGCTCTTGTAAAAACCTAAAACCTTCTTAATCATAAGAATTGACAAACCAGCAAACATGCCTCCCACAATCAAACGCGAGGCCTTCTTGTGCTTCTGTAAGATATCGGTACGGTGACAAGCAGCACGCATAATAGAAGGAAAAAAAGTCATAAGTCGGTAAACCCACTAAGTAACTGGAAATGGTAGGCAACACGCGATAACTGAAAATCTGCCTAATAAACCCAAAAACCGGGTTAGTAGCAGAACCAAAAACACTAGACACCATGATCATGTTAAAGAAAAATGAAACGTAAAAGACTCGCAAATTGACAAGCACGCCACTAGGCGCGCCACCAGTCAACCTCGTAATCATCAAAAAGAATGGGAAAGTAAAAAGACGGAAATAAATAGCAAGCCAACGCAAAAACCAACGAGTCCAGCCAAAAGTGGCGTAAACGGTGGATTCTGAAACCACTTCTTCGTCTGTAGTACAGATTTTGCCGCAAAAGGCCCACATAGGCCAAAATGGTGCAAAGTCCGTATGTTCATAGAAGTCAAGTCTCCCACGCGCTTGGGGAGTCACACCAACATGCGCGTCCCTGTTAGCAAAGTAATCCTTGGAATTAGAAAAAGTCTTATCTTTAGCCACATTGACCACACTGCTCCTGCTCTTGTAACTATCCAGTTCCTCAACTATCCAGTCACGAAGGACAGCAAGGGGTACGCGCTTACACTGCTTGGTGTAAGTGTACAAGCCATCCTCCCTGGGAAGCTGTGAAACGGTAAGCGTCTCCTCATCTGTAAGTTTACCAATGTCATCAAACTCGACGGTCTGAGTGGCACTGCTAACCTTGTACAGACTAGGCATGAAACTGGGGTTCTCAACCCCCTTGTTTGCAATAACAGCAGCGTCAGTGTCGTAACGGCGTATGGTAAATAACCATGGTGAATCGACGTAAAAATCGCCAACCAAACTAGGATCAAGACCACCTGACAGCGACCGAAAGTTATGCCGGAGTTCCACTTCAACAGAAATTAATCTCCTGGCTCCTGCTGTGGGGTCTCCCATGAGGCCTATGTCACCGTACCTGTGGCTCTCGTTACTTGAAATGAGAAGAGCATAAGGATTAGGATTAATTTTCCCCTTCTGGTCAGCACACGCCATGGGTGGTGTAAAAGGCATGTAATTGACAAGATTAATGAGTAAAGAGCACAAGGAGCCGTTAATGCCCCTATCGCCACGGCTCTCACCATACAACTTGTCAGCATCAAGGTCGTCAACTATAACTAACTTTGTACCGTTGTTGAGAGAATCCCAGTGTTTAGTGTCGCCGGCGACAAACTTCTGAACTGGGTCAAAAGGAACACCCTGGTAGTACATGGCCACAATATCCGAAACGGCATCTGTGATAAGACTCTTGCCGATGCAAGAATCACCACAGAAGTTCATGGCTAATGTCAAGTGACTAGTCTGGAACTTGGTGTCAGAAACTGCTACAAAAGACTTAACAAGAAGTTCTCGCTCTCTATCGATTAAACCGACTAGAGCGAAATCTTCATCTGCAAAACAAACAGCATAAAACTTTTTAAGCTTATCAAGAACTCCTGGATACTCCTTCATCCAGAAATTACGCTGGACGTCGGTCATGGTGTGAGCAAACTCAAGCTGCGTCATGCGCATTTGTTTGGACTCCTCCATAACAGCAGCTATTTCTTTGGGTGTGCGAACGCCACAAATCCAATCTATAGCGTCGTTCACC